CTGTGAACGTTGTTGCAATTTCTTGCTCTATGTTAAACAGGTATTTATCTAATCCTTTAGTGTCATCCGGTGTGTATTCAAACTTACTAGGCTGTTCTTTTAGAAAATTCTGTAACTCTTCAAGTAAAACTGGCTGTATTACTCCTTTTGAAACCGGAAACTTCATTAAAAAAGTATTTTGCTGTGTATTGGCCGGTTTTTTTGTAAATTGTGTGTATTCTGCACCTAAAATCCTATCTTGGTTACTGTCAAACGGGTTTTCTCTAAACCATTTAGTGATAATGTACTTACTTCCGTTGATTACTGGACGTCCTCCGTGTAAAGTGTTTTGATCTTCAAAGCCGCTGCCGTTAGAATCCTTCCATATAATTGCAGTTCCTTTTTCTGGTGTAAATTTAAGTCCTAATCTTGGAAATTCAGTCTCTCCTCCTTCTTCTACATCGTTTAGATACACCATACACGTCCAGGTTCGTTGTCCTGAGTGTAAGCAGTTATCTGTAAAGCCTTTTCCTGTAAAGAAGTCGTGGTGGTCTCTAAACTCTTGACCAACCTCGTATAACTGCCCTTGCATGGGTTCACCATGGCTTTCAGGTATATCTAAAGTAAGGTGTATTCTTGAATTAACAGTAGAAACCTTTTCATCGTTTATAGGAAAAGAACATGTACTTGACGTTCTAGCATCACTTACAATGTTAACATTTCCTCCATACCCAACTACTGTGGACCTCTGATTATTTTTATCAATGAGGTCGCACAAGTAATTACATTCTTCCTCTGTTAAGAGGTTGGGTATTTTATAGATTTCAGTACCTACTGCGTTTTCGATTAAAACTTTTTCCATAATTTACTTTTTATCCGTCACAGCTCAAGCAATCTTCTGAGGTTCGGCTGCCGATATCTCCATTAATAACTGAATCTGTTCTTAAATAATATAAGGTTTTTACTCCTAACTTCCAAGCCGTCTGGTGAACTAAGTTAATAAATTTAGGACTATCTGTCGGGTCAAAAGCTAAGTTTAAGGATTGTGTTTGATCAATGTACTTCTGACGTACGGCTGCTTGCTCAACTAATTGTAGTTGGTTAATTTCAGCAAAGGTAAGGAAAATAGGTTTATCTTCTGCTGGAATTACTTCTTCTGGTAAGCCTGCGATAGAACCTCTATCTCTCATAATTTGATCCCAAACTTCCTCAGTGTTGTGACCTCTTTCTTCTAAGTAAGCCTCTAATTCAGCATTCTTACGTATAAAGGTTCCTTTACCTGAATTAAATGTATAAACATTTGCAGGTAGTGGTTCAATACCGGCTGATACGCCTCCTGAAATAGTAGAGTTAGATACTGTAGGTGCGATAGCAATTAAGTGGCTATTACGCATTCCAGTTCCTTTACACCAAACTGGTTCTCCATATTCATCAGCTAACTTTCTAGAAGCTGCTTCTGCTTGAGATTTAATTTGTGAAAAGATCTGATGTGTCAAACTGTTAGCAGCAATACCTACGAAAGGTACTTTCTTTTGCTGTAATAATGTATGCCAACCTAGTACACCTAATCCTAATGCTCTACCTTTTTTAGCTGAACGGTGAGCTCTGATTAAAGAATCTTTTCCGTTAGTCTTAGCTAAAAACTCTTCTAATACTCCATCTAAGAAGTAAATTGCAGTCTCAACTAAGTCTGTGTTTTTCCATTCTTCCCATCTAGCTAAGTTTACTGAAGATAGACAGCAAATAAAGCTATGCTCTTCATCGGTGTGTAATGTAATCTCCGAACAGATATTAGTCATAGATACATCTAAGTTGTTCTTAACATATGCAGGAGGGTTAGCGTTATTAACGTTATCCTTAAACATAATATAAGGTTCACCTGTCTCTACTCTCGCCTTTAGTATTTCTACCCAGACTTCCATTGCCTCAGGGTCTCTACGTTCGATCTTCTCCATAAACGTATCATCCACTACAACGCATTGGTGTAGGTTTAGACACTGTCTATTCGGATCTCCCTTAGGACGTCTAATCTGTAAAAATTCCTTAATATCTGGGTGATTGATATCCAAGTTAACGGATGCTGCTCCTCTACGTACTGCTCCTTGGTTAGTTGCAATAATAGTAGAGTCGTATATCTTAGCCCAAGGTACAATACCTTCTGACTGTCCCATATCTCCGTTTCCAATTTTGGAACCACGTCCTCTTACTCTACTAAGCCCAATTCCTACACCGCCGCCTAGAGAAGTTAATCTCATTAACTCAGCATTTGTTAAGCCAATACCTCTAATTGAATCCGGAGTATCAATACCGAAACAAGAGATAGGTAATCCTTTATCTGTACCTGTATTTGAAAGTACCGGAGAGGCTAAATTTAACCAACCTTTCCACATGTACTTTAAAAACTTTGGAGCTAAGTCTGGACGATCTAATCTTGCTGCTACTGTATCTGAAACTCGTTTATACGCTTTCCGAGGAGTTTCTCCTGGTAATAGGTATCCTTTTGAAATTGTTGCTAAGGAAACTTCATTCATCCATTCGGGATAGTCTTTTCCAACTTCCCAGGTGGAGGTATCTACTTGTAATGCCATCGTCTAAAAATTATATGTTATTAAAATGCTGTCGACCAGTCCATGTGTCCTTTAGAGTAGTTTGTTACTCTATTTGCAAAGAAGTCGGTATGCTGTTTACCTGCAATTACTGCATCAAACCATTTCATAGTCTTCAATGCTCCTTTGTCAATCTGGTCAGAAGGGATCAAAGGTTTCAAACCTAAATCACCCATCTTTGTATTTACTCTATGCTTAATAAAGTTCTTAAGCTCGTCTTTAGAAAGATTTTCTAAATCACCTAATTCAAAAACTTTATCGATAAAATCAAACTCTAGCTTCAAAGCTAAATGAGCTGCTGTTTCGATTTCTGCTTGTAACTTTTCTGTTTTGATTTCAGGATACTCTTCCATTAACTGACGGAATAACCAGCATCCTGCATCTGAGTGTAAGGATTCATCACGTACAGACCACTCAACAATCTGTCCAATTCCTTTTAACTTATTTCTCATCTTAAATGACAGTAATACTGCGAATGATGAGAAAAGGTTTACTCCTTCTGTAAATGCTGAGAATATGGCTAATGATTTAGCTCTTGCATGCCAATCCGGAGTTCCGTCATGACTATCTCTTACATTCATTAAGGCTTCTATTTTTGCTTTTGTAGCTTCATCTTCTAAGAATTCTGCAAAGTTATCTAATCCTAACTGTTCGTTAAGAAGAGAATAAGCTTCGGCGTGAATTGTTTCAAACGAACCAAACGTAGTGCCCATCATAATAACTTCTGGTTTTCTAAACCAGCTAGTCACCAATCCTGTCCAATAATCATTTACTACAGTTTCCGTTTGTGCAAAACCTTTTAATATACCACCTACTACATTCTTCTCGTGATCTTTTAAATTTGACTTCCAATCCGTCACGTCTTGTGCCATTGGTACTTCAGTATGAAGCCAATGCGCTTGTTGTTGTTTTAACCAGTAATCGTATGCTTTTGGATATTCAAACGGCTTATAAACAACTCTCTCATCAATTAGTCCCATAGTATATTTGTTTATTTTAAAATAATAAATCCTCGAGTAAAGTTAGCTGTAGATGCTTTCGAGGATGTAGAAATAAATAGCATCTCCAGTCAAGTTGGTCTTAGTTTTCTTCAAAAAATTTCTTAGCAATTTCAAAATGTGCACCTTGCGTAGAGTTGCCATCCATATCTAAATCTGCTTTTCCTTCGATATCTATATGACCATTATTAGTATCCATTTTTACGTTATACGTCATACCATCCTGTCCGTATCTATTCTTCATAACGTGTAAACGTCCTGTACCTAATACCTTGTCTTCTTTTTGTCTTGATAGAGATAAACAAATATCTGCTACCATCATCTTATCATAAGAACCTGCAGCTTTATCTCCTTCAATAACTGAGTCTTTAGCACCCATACGGTTAACCTGTGACGGTGTTAATACCGGTACTTTTAGTTCTTTAGCTAAAGCTTTTGTAGCAATGAATACGTCATCGATTTCATCTTTACGTTCTGCAAACTTTCCTTTGGAAGGTGCTTTTAAGTAATCGACATAGTCAATAACAATTAAGTCCGGTTTATGTCCCATATCAATACACTTCTGAACGTGACTCTTAATGGTATTTACTGTAGCTGCTTTAGGAGCATACTCTTTTACGATAAGACTACCTTTCAAGTTACTAATATGTGTCTCTACCTCTTTTCTATGTTTATTTACTTCGTCAATATTATGCCCAGTAAAATAGCAGTCGAAACGTTTACCTACATAATCTTCTCCTAATTCTAGAGTATAGTAGTTAACTTTGTACCCTAACTTTACAGCATGTGCTGCTGCTGCTACCATCGTCCAAGATTTACCACCTCCTGGGTTACCGAAGACAATAATTAAGTCGCCAGGTCCCCATCCGCCTTGAATAGATTCGTTTAAGATAGGCCAAGGGGTTGGAATAGTAGGACGGTAGTCTATTCGATATCTTGTTTCGATATCTTTATTATATTCGTGACCTAAGCTCTTATCCATAGCAGCTTTCATAGCTCGTTCGATTAAGCCTCGGATTCCTTCAAAGTCACTTGCTTTTAATAAGTCAGCTGATTGTAAAATAGCTGCCTTCATTTCTTGATTCTTACAGAATGTAGTAAACTCTTCCTCTACGTACTCTAAATCGTCTTGAGAAGATGCGTAGGAGTTTCTAAGTTCTTCTTTTACAGCTACAAGTAATACTTCATTCTCAATCTTCTGTAACTCGACCTTAAGTACATCCATCGTAACCGTTGTATGATACTTGTCAAAGTACTTCATAATTTGAGTAATGATCCACTTGTGTGTATCTGAATCAAAATAATCTTCTTTAAGTACATCTCTAACAGTCAATAAAAATGCTTTGTCTGTTAAAAGTGCACCTAATACCTTTACCTGAAAGGGTTTTCCGTACTGAGATAGTTTCTGTAATGTCATGTATAACTTATTGTTTAAAAACCGTTAATGGTCTAAAATTCTCTAACCAGCCTTCTGTGTTCTTAGTTATGCTTTCGATCTTATCGGTGTCTAGCATATGTAAGAAAGCCCCAGATTGTAATGCAGGTGTAGGCTCTTTTAGTACACTTAATATATGAAGAATTTCTTTATCATCCAACACTCCTTCATGTAAATTCATCAATTGGTAATTAGTTTTTACCCTCTCCCAATCATATATTATTTTAGCAAAAATAGACTTGCCGTCTATGTTCTTTTCGCATTCGTCGTAGATTTTCTGTAAAGTATAACCAGGTGTGTTTACAATCTCCGGAAACTCCTTTATAACTGTTTTCAAACCTAATCCTTTAACCCCGGATAAATTATCTGAGTTATCTCCTAGTAATGCTTTTACTATATTGTAATTCTGCGGTAATACCCCTAGTTCTTCTTGTATGTTATCAACTGTAAAAAGAGTCTTTTTAATAGGAGAGTATACGTTAATATTACCGTCGATTAACTGTAAGAAGTCTTTATCAGAAGAGACGATTGTTACCTTCTTTCCGGACTTAGATGCCTCTAAGGCTAAATGAGCTATAATATCATCTGCTTCTAACTTTTCCATTGTTAGACACTGTACTGGAAGGTAATCTAAGTAGTCTTTTAATCTCTCTAATTGAGCAGACATAGACTCATACTCCTCTTGTTTAGAGTCGTACATTCCCCAGTTTGTAATTCTAACGTGTTGTCGTTGAGCTTTATAGTTAGGATCTATATTCTTTCTATTAATACTAGATCCTTTACCGTCAAATACGCAGATGACTCTTGTTGGATCAACCGTACGTACCAAATACCCTAGAGATCTTAAGAAGCCTACAAGACCACCGATATGGTGGCCTTGAGGGTTCATCGCCTTTAAAGTTGAGAAACTGCGAATAAAAGTATTCATTGAATCTACAATCAAGATATGATCGTTTAACTTTCTAGGCGGGGCATTTTGTAGTTTGCTTAAAATGTTTGTATAGTCTGCCATTAATCTTCTAATATACCTGTTATGATTTCATCTTCCTCCATATCTCCTTCTTCTACTAAATCAAAATTAACAGATCCTAAAAGCTTTAACCAGTGGTCTTTATGGTCGTCTTTATATGTATCGATTGCTTTCTTATCGTCAGCAATAAAACCATGTGGAGTCATTACAATACGACCTCGTGTCTGTACTCCTTCAATATGATTCTTTTCGATTTGTATATTAGTTCTTTTAGCAAATTCAACCTGTAAGCCATTCTTAATAGCTTTGATTTTAGAAGTACCTGGATTAGTGATGTTACCGAATGTAATTACTAAAGTTGCATCGTACCACATTGACATACCTCCTTTGTTTTGAAGCTTAGGTTGTCCCATTGGTGATTCAGGTTTCTGAGTCCATACTTTGTTAATTGCTACTAACGTATTTGTGTATGGATATCCTTCCTTTCTAGATAACAATATCTTTTGGTTTAGGTTATTACCAAACTGTGTAGACATTGCTCCGGCATTCCATTCGTTGTTATTCTTATTAGATCTAACTGATAAGTCACAAGGAACTGATCCAACAGAATCCCAGAAGAAACACATATCATGAGGTAAGTTGCCTTTAGCTTGCTCATCCAATAAGTCAGCTATATAAGTTGCAACATCTTCGATTGTATTTAAAGTACCTCTATCTGCGTACAGAAAGAATCCTTCATAATCTGTAATTTCTCCTGTTGACTCGTCTACTACTTCTTGAAACTGTAATCCCATCTCTTGAGCATGTTGCCAAGACCATTTCATCTCTGTGATGATTAGGACTGGTAGTATACCCATCTTCTGAGCACTTACAGCTGCTTCCAGTAGAGCGGTAGTTTTACCGGTATCTGAATGCCCACGGAGCAGGGTTATATGCCCCGTAGGTATACCAGGTATGGAAGTAATGTCTTGAAATGCTTTCGATAAAGGAATCCAACCTTGTTCTTTGAATTTTACCGAAGCATTAGCAAAACCTTTTTTCTTTTTAAAATTGCTAAGATTGAAGCCACCTTTTACTATAGCAGAGGCTTTTTCTGCTGTGCTTTGTGCTTTTGCCATTATTATTATTCGTTGAATAGATCATCAAATTTACTTACAGTATCCTTGTTACCTGCTGTTGCAGTTTCTAAAGAAAAGTCCGTCTTGTGACTTCCCAAAGATGCTGTCAAAGAATCAACCGGTTCAGTACCTGCTGCTGGTGCTGCAGCTTCTTCTTCAGCTGAGCCAGGAGTCAAATAGTTTTGCAATTGCTTCTTCATAAATTCGTAATCATAAGCAGTATGTACATCCACAGGGTGTGGTTGGTTCTTCAACCATAAACTCACATTATCACTACTTTCTGATAAAGGTGTTTGTTTAGGTCTAATACGTACTGTTGTTGTAGGGTAAGGATTACCTGCTGCAACTTCAACTACTAAATCCCATCCGTTAATAACGTCAGTGTAGTCACCGATCTCTTCGTCTTGGGCTAAAGCTAATAATGCTTTGTAAATTGTAACACCGAAGCCCCATAAGCGAACTCCTTTGTCTTCTTCTCCACGTACAATTACTGGAGCGAATACACGTGTTTTAGGACTTAACTTTCCGGCTAAAGTCCAGTTATCCTTATCTGAAGTCTTCTTTAATTCCTTAATAAATTCTTCAATAGGATCTTGTTTACCGAAATTTGATAAAGCAGCCATAGGGTACTTACCAATTCCGTAGTGAAACTTAACTTCCTTAAAAGGAATATTAGGATCAAACATGGAAGGTACAATACGTAATGTATGTTTACCGATTTCTGGTTTCCAAAAAGTTGCAGAGTAATCTGTCTTTTCGCGTTCTCCACCTGTGTTGTTCAAGGCAGATAGTTTTGCTTTGATTGCATCTAAATTCATAATATAACTGATTATTGTTTATAACTTAATATATGAAGAATATTTTAATTCTCCAACTCAACTATCTTAAATAGTTTAGTATTTACCCTTTTTAATTCCGGACCTTTCGTAAGTAAGATGCAGTTTTTGTAATCCGGCCAATTAACCTTAAATGTACTATCTAGGCTACCATTATTCAATTCCTTAATTAAAGTGTTTAAGGCGTTAATAGTATAAAGGGTGTTTGATTCTTTTTTTCTATGTACTAGAATTGTATTATCGATAAAGTTAGAAACATTACCGAAATCTACATTATATGTGCAGATATACTCATCTTGACTTTTTGAATAAAGTACAAAGATTTTGTTATAGATGATTCTATATTTTTGCGTTATTAACTCTAACGTGCTATCTAAATCCGCTCCTGTTGAAAAAGTGCAGAACAGTTTATTACTCATATCCTCAGTTAAATATATTTGATCGATATCGTAATCGAATCGACTTTGAGACATAACATTTTCCATTGTGTAATTATAAATATTAAAGGGTTTTACAAAACCAGGTTTTCTGATGTTTTTATTTTAACTGGATATTTTTCTTTTTCGCTTAATATAGAGGCTAACTCTGTAAGTATGTGTTCTCCGTCTTCTTTTGCATAGTCGAAGAGTATAGCATCGTAAGTGTATAATGCAATCTTTGTCTTTTTATCTCTAAGATATTTTAACACTTCTTTCAATATAAGAACATTTCTTGCAGTTTCCAACGATTGCATGATATAATTCATAAGTTTCTGCGGATGCATATCTTTTAAACGTGTCGTAAAAGGTTTATTACTTATCGGAGTTAATGCTCCTGCTTTATTATAATCCTTCCATAACATGTCTATAAACTTCTGGATCTTTTGAAATACTTCTAGATGTCTGTAATCTTCCGGTATCCTTCCGTAGATAGCCTGAAAGTTAATTTGTTTTGCATTTTGATATTCCTCTTCGGTAATA